AGTATAACTAGTATCTGAACACACACCTGCTGTTGCACAAGTACCTACATCTTCCGTAGTTAGATAGAAGTTATCCCAATCTATCCTACCAAAATCTTTAGCAGTACCGTGTGCACCACTAGAATGTTTCTTTAGAAGATACCAACGCTGTCCTTTTATTGTGTCTACAAATGAATTACCATACTCTACTGCATCTGATGTAGTAGTAGATAACCAAGTAAACTCAGGGTCTTCATTTGCGATATCAAAGTAAGCTCTGTTTACAGCGGTTTTAACAAAACTATGGATACCTTTGGCATCCTCAAAGTTTGAAGAGGTAAGCTGTACTTCATTTAGTTCGCCTAATATTTCATTAGTTAAAGCTAAGTATGTTTGATTCGACATTCTTTCCTCTTATATAATTTGGATAAGGAGCTTCCGAAGAAACTCCTTAAAGGGTACTACTTAGTCAATCTTGATTTGTGCAATCGCTAAAGCTTCAGGACGTAATACTTTACGACCCCAAACCAATAGACCACGAACAATATCTTTGAATGAGTTATTATCTCTAATAGACTCAACTGTAGATAGTGCTTGTGCACAAGATACCGCAGACATATGACCTGCTAGTACACTATGTGTAGCTGTACCGCCAGGTGTAGGTACGTTATTAGACTTGTACATCTTGAAGCCGCGAAGCTCACCTGATGCAACTAGACCATTACGTAGACCACCATTACCTTGGTTATAATCAACTGACATTAACTTAGAACTAGTCTTAGCTAACTCTTCATAGAACTCAGGTTTAGCAACAACCCAACGATTCTCTTCTGGGACGTTTGCTTCATCTAATAGACGGGCAAGACGTGCTAACACATCTAACGGGTCAATTTCTGACGAACCAAAACCAGTATCAATCGGTGCTGCAGTAGTACCATACGTATTAGAAGTAGCACCTGCGACAGCTGCTGCAATTACGTTAGTATCAAAGGCATCCTTTAACTGGTATGCTGCGTTGTCAGACGCAATCTGTTGCCAGTTTACGTGAGAGAAACGCTTCTCTAAGTCATCAACCTTAAACTGAAAGTACTTAGCTTGGTCAATTGATAATACTAACTCTTGGTCAGTTAGCTCGGTATCAGCAAGTGTAGCCATACCACGAGTATAATCAGATACTGTGATAGTCGGCTCTTTGATGATGTTAACTGTATCACCGAACTGAGCGATGTCGCCCATATAGTCTGTGTTACAGATTGCTTCGGCTACTGCCGATTTACGAAAGGCAACTTGTACCTTCTTTGAAAAAACTTCTGGTAGCCAGAACGAGTTAGTTTGCCCCGCTGTGGCTTTCAGAAAGTTATTTGGGGTTGTTCCTACTTCAAAACCCATATCTTTCTCCTGAATAGAAAGCAAACAACTACATTATTGTAGGTATCTACTTATCTTTTTTACTTAATAAAACTAACCATTTACTATTCTTCCAGTTGTGAAGGCATCATCAAGTTCTTCTTGAAGTTGTTCATACTGGTCTACAGAAAGGTTAGCAATTTCTGAGGTTGTCCAGAGTTTCTCTTGAGGCGAATGGTCTTCAACTCTCGTTTTGACCGATACTGCATCTGCAGCAGAGCCTCTCGTATCTCTCTCAGGACTAGTTTTTTTCGACACAGCCTCAACTTTACTAGAGGCAATACCAACATCCTGTTTGTATAAATCAATTGCTCTCGAAGCTAATGAAGAGTTGCCGTTGTTGTCATAAATCCAAGCCTGAATTGCTTCAGGTTGTACTCTAGCCCAATCGTGGAATTGTTCAGATTCTCTGATATCTCTAAAGTCTGGATGCAGATTAAGAAGTTCTTGCTCTGCTGCTCTACGGTTTGCTACATTCTCTTTTTCTGATAACTGTTGAACTTGTGTCTGTAAATCAGCCAATTGTTCTTCAGCTCTCATATGAGCTACTGTCTCTACTACATCATAAACATCTGGATAGTCCTCTCTAAAAGTAGCCAGTTCTTCTGGGGTTTTAGGTGCGGTATAGGTAGGGCGGTTAGATAACATCTCTGCTTTGAGAGCTTGTTCTTTAGACCTCCAATCTCCTAGTTTTCTATCATAATGTTTCTTCAAATCATCGTAACGTTTTTTAAAGTCTACCTTCTTGAATTTCTCATTGGGTTCTTCTTTATAAGAATCGTCTTCCTTGGTGGCTTCTTGGGGAGCAGTCTCTGTAGTAGCTTCTTCTAAAATTGGTTTCCTACCGTTAGATATTACTGCTTCCTTCCGAGGGGCAAGGTATGCTAAGGAATCATCAGCACTCTGGATGCCTATAGCGGCATCTTTATTGCTGTTGTCCCAACGCTTCTTTGCGTTATAAGGATTTGCTTGTGGTTGTTGGATTTCCTCCGTTGCTGTTGCTGTTGTCATATTGACCTCCATTAAGTGCCCATTTTTTGTGGGGTGGCTTTCGGGGTTACTAAAATCCAAGGTGTCCTGAAAGGAGTAGCCTTGGGGCTATCACTACAAAGTCAGTCTATGTCTCGTCAGTTTGACTGGGGGTTTGTAGTTAGTTTATTTAAAATCTTAAATTTACTGTTGCTGGATTCCACTCACTGTCATCGTCTTCTTCATCTGACCAATTTACTGTAGGTTCAGGTTCTAACATTGAAGGTTGTGATTCTTTTATTGGAGTGACTCGTGGACCGATAGGTTTGCCACCCTCCTTTATTCCTTTTTGCCAGACATTAATTTTATCTACGAGCCACGAACCCATACCTTCAAAAGGATTCGTAGGTTTCTCTTCAGGGTCATAGCTACCACCGTGTCTATAGTTTGGTTGGCTCATTAGAGCATAGCCTCCTTTAGCAAAACCTTCTTCTCCAATCTGAGCAAAGGCTTGTTTATCAGAGTCTTCATTATAATCTGTTTCTGCTTTAGACATCATCTTACGTAGTTTATCTACTCCGAGTTGCTTAACCGCTTTAGCAGTAAAGACAAACTCACCATCTGATAACTGAGCATTGATAGAGTCACTTGTACCTGTACCTGGTCCTTCAACACTACCATCTCCTGAGAAGTGTGTAACGTCTCCTACCTTATTTAAGATACCTTCTAGTTCAGGATAATCAGACATTGCTTGTCCTAATACCTCAGTTTCTTCAGGTGATAGACCCATCTCTGTTTCTTCTTCCATTGGCATTTCCATTGGCATTTCCATTGGCATATCGCCTGGCATTCCATCTTGAAAATCTAATGGTACTTCTGGGGCTAACATAGAACCTGTTTCATCATATACAGAACCGCCTTCTGCATAACCGCGTTGTGTTGGACTGTACATAAATTTTTCCTCTGTTGGTTGTGTTGGCACAATATCTTTAGATAGCCTATCAGCAATGCCTTTTTGAAACTCTGGATATTGTGATTCCATTTTCCAAAGTCTCGCTGACCCATCCATTAGACCTCCTTCTGCGAAGGCGGCTCTTTTGAATAAAGGGATTTCTTGTTGTGCTTGTTGTTTCATAGGCGAGAAATTTGGGTTGTTGGCTTGTATAATTAAACAAGCTTCTTTGTTACCTGATTTACAAGAAGAATACAAAGCTTGTTGTCTATCAGCCTGTGCTCTTTGTTTTCCTTGGCTTCTAGAAAAAATAGAATATTGTCCAGATAATTCTTTATCTGATAAAGCATCTTTATCTTTAAACCACTCGGTTTTATTTGTTAAATCAGCAAAAGAAATATCTTCTTTCGAATCAGAAGGAACATAACCTTTAGCGTATTCTGTCCATCTGTTAGTTTCTTTACCATCGGTAGTCTCTACCATCACTTGTTCAAACTGTGAAAGATACTTTTCTGGGATTACACCGTCTCTTTTTAATTTAGCCATTATCTTGTACTTGGTTTCTAAGCAGGAGGAGCTGCTTGACTAAATTCACTTTCCCCTGGCATCGGTACATTTCCTGTTCCGATTGTGCCATCGCCATTACCTGTAACACCTTCACCTGCTCCACCTCCAGGTACTCCTCCACCTTCACCCATAGGGGACTGTTGACCATTTGTTCCAGGTGGTTGCTGTTGATTTTGAAGTCCGATAATTTCTGCATAAATAGCTGCCTCTTCAGGTGAGTTGATTATTTCGTCAGGGTCGAAGTCAAGGCTGTAAGCCAACTCTTGAATGATTTTAGATACTTTGACAAACGGAGCAACAGCTGGATTCTGAACTGATTGAAGGAAAGTAGTAAGTCTTTGAGACCTAACTTCTTTCTGCATAAGAGAACTAGTTCCTGTAGCTTTAATTTCGAGGTCACCAACGACATTTAATTCTCCTTCATAAAATTGCATATTCCATTGATAGAATGCAATACCTAATGGTTTAAGTAGAAAATCGTCTAAGTTCTTTACTACTGTTTTAATGTTAAGTGAAGCTGCACCCATCAACATAGACATACCAGATGCAGTACGTGTCATACCTTGTACACCTGTATTACCGTGTGAATACGATGGGATTCCAGTGGACTCGTCAGCAAGTTGTCTGAACCTATCAAACATTTGCATATTCTCTGGTGCAGTATTGGGAAACTTCAACCCATATATTGACTGACCAGGCATACCTGCTTGTCTTTTGAATATCTTACCTGGGTAAATATCCATTGATTGTCCTGCTACTAAAGCAGCTTCATCTATGTCAAAGACTAACGACCCAGCTAATGCTAAGTTATCAATAGCCATTCTTGCGTGACCATTCATAATCTGTTGCGAGTCTTCCATATTCTCTGGTACACCTACACCCCAGAAGGAGTATGGGTTCTTTTCGTATGGTACTGCGTTATATGGTAGTCTACTTGGTTTGAACGGGTTACCCACTAAACGGATAATCTTACCCATACATACCCAAGCGTTTATTTGAATCTCTTCTAAGTCATCAACAGAATCTTCAATTTCTAATCCTGCTTCTCTAGCATACTCGGCATCCATAACACCCCAGTATTCTAGTACTTCAAATCTTTCTGTATCTGAGAAGCTAGAGTTGTTATCTAACTTAATCTCGTTTTCAAACGGACGTTTCTCGTAATTGTAACCTTGTTTAATACATTCGGCAATTCTTTCTCTGTTAAAGAAAGGGCGTTTCATTAACGCTCTTAGCTGTGACTTGTTATACTTGTGTCTATGTATAGCCCACTCAGCTTCATCCATCTCTGTAGAGTTAGGGTCTGGATAGAAATCCCAAGCACTAACAAACTCAAGGCGTGGTACTCTTACTTCTTCAGGGGTATATTCTCTCTTACCCTCTTCCTTTGTCGTCCACTTATGTAGTGTTTTGTTATAATTGAACGGCCCTTTGATAATGCCCGTACCTAATAGTACCGCTTCAAAGATTGCGTTTCTTATTTCTGTTGCACCGTTAGATTCATCAATCTGGTCGTGAATTAACTTCTCCATTCTACGAGCAGCTATCTGAGCTGGTTGTATCTGTGGCATTTCAGGTGAGCGTGCTGCACCTTTTTCTATTACTGTTTCATCTTCTTCATTCTGATACTCTTCTTCAAGAGAGCCTAAGAACTTATCTTCATCAGATTGAATAGCGCCTGGTTTTAATGTTTGACCATCACCTTCAAAACCAATATCAAAAGGATTAAAGTTTCCTACATTATCCTCTGTTACTCCTTCACTAGGTACGTAATCTAAGTTACCTTCTATCTCTGGAGCAGCAGCCATAGGACTGCCTGTTTTTTCTTGTAATGGATTTAGGTGAGCATACTCTGCAATACCTTCTGGGACTTTAGTTTCTTGAATCTGAATAGGAAACTTAGTACCTGAAAAGATTACATCTATTAGTTGTCCATAAGCAGCTAGTACTTTAGTCTTAGTAACCTTAATGAATACTTTAGACTTCTCATTCTCTTTGAACTTAATATTCTTATTATAGACACCACGATAATTGTGGTATGCATCTAACCATCTACGTTCATCGTCTTGTCTTCCTCTCTCTGCTGTATTGAATCTCTCTTCAATTAAGGCAGCTAAGTTAGAAACAAAGATTTGATTCTCTAATACAGATTCATCTAATACTGGAGAAGACATTTCATCTGCGGAGATGAATGGGTTTTCAGATTCATTAATATTTAATTTTATATCTTCAGCCATTCTTGTAGATGTAGTTATAACTAGTATGTCTATTATACACCTGTTTTACGGTTTTGTCAACCCCTAAATGCAAAATAGTTTGAAAATAGTTTTTAGTATGTTTTTAGTGTTCCGCATAAATGGATTAGTAACCAAAGATGTCATCGGACATTGCGTGGAGGTCTAGGTTCTTCTTGAACTCAAACATCTCATCATAGGTAGATACTCTTGGTCTAGACATAATTAAATACCTTAATGCATCGTATGCGTGGTCTGCTGCTTTAGTATCTACATCCTCTGGTCTAGTTTTGTCTACAGGTATTGTTTGTAGTTCTCTGATAAGGTTAGGACAACTATTAAAGATTTGCATCTTAGGTCTGCCATCTGTCTTGTTAGGTTTAAGTCTTTCGTGTATCTGTACTTTACCTGCTAGTCTATTCTTATCTGCTGGTCTTAACTTATGTCCTGCTCTAACAAGTATCTCACCTATAGTAGGTCCTGTATAACCAGTCCTGTTCCACGCTGCGGTGTCTAACACACCAGGTATAGAGTAAGCATCTCCTTCTTCGTAGGCAGTTATTCTTTCTGCTAGGTCATCACCTGTTAATCCTTTTTGATATAGTTCTCTGTATATGATTAATGTTTCATCACTAGGGTCTATAGCTGCCCAGATAACCGCAGATTCTGCAGCATAACCATAGTCAACTCCTTTTAGTCTAGTCCAACTAAGTGGTATATCAAACGGTGGAATAACGTGTATGGCTGTATCAAACTCTACAAAAGCTGCACCTTCGTTGATATCCCAGTTGCCTTCTAATAGTTGTTTACGTTGAACAGGAGGTAGGGATGATAACATCTTCCTGTAGTCTGTGGATGCTAGATAAGGGTTGTCTTCTAACAAAGCAGGAATGAACTTTCTGATTACTCCATCCTTACCGAGGAATGTTTCATTAGCAGGAGAAGGTTCTATGTATCTTTTCTTTACCCAATGAGCACCACTACCACCAGGGTTAGCAGTACATCTCATATAGGTTTGAATCTCTGGGTCTGTAGTTCTAAGTCTAGAAGCTAGGTAGTTCCAAGCAAACTCAGTGGGTAGGTGGGTTACCTCATCAAATCCTATCCAACTGTATGCTTGTCCTTGGAACTTATATACATCAGCATCTCTATCTAAGAAACTAAACTGTATGGTAGCTCCTGACGGGAACTTCCATATCTTATCTACTTCTTTAAACTTACAACCTTTGAATGCTTTGGGGTATAGTTCTCTTGACTTATCTATTAGTTCCCGTAGTTCTGGCATAGAACGTCTAAGGATAAGTGCTCTATGTGCATTCCTGTGTGCGTATCTTAGTGGGTCTACTAACATAGCATAGGACTTACCACCACCAGCTGCACCGCCATAGAGTACATCCTTTTCTGGGGCAGCTAGGAATTCTGTTTGTGGTCCTGGATTTGGTTTGAATGCAACATTTACATCGTCTTGTCCAGTAGATGAAGTTATAGTTTGTTCATCTACTAATCTAGATACTGATTTATTGTTAGCAGCATTCTTAATCTTTCTTGTTGCTTCTTTTCTTTTAAGTCTACCATTAGCAATAGACTTCATAGATTCTTTGTATGTAGACTTAGTGTACTTCCTCTTTACTCCTTTCTTGAAACCTCTCTTCTTTCTAGGTGTACCATCTAACTTACATCTAACATACTTATTCTTCCACACATCAAGGGTAGTTATATCTAACTCAGGATACTTCTCCTTACATTCCTCGATAGTAATCGTAGGAATGTCCTTGTTGGTTATTCCTTGTTTACCTTTTGGATTCTTCTTCGGCATCTTTACTCTTCTCTTTAGCTACTATCTTATGTAGTCCTTGTCCAGATATACTTCTACCTGTTACAGCTTCTAACCAGTTGGCTGCTTCTCTGTATGAGAATGCACCGTTTCTAATATAATCCTTGGCATCCTCTAAAGCTTCTAGTTGCTTAAGGAGAGGCTTCGCATATCCTGGACTACCTTCTACATATTCATATCCAAAAGGTATAGTAGAACCTTTGAGCTTTACATATACATCCCCTTGTCTAGTTAGTAGGCTCATAGTCTACCTCCTCTGCTTCTATTGCTTCTACATCTAACGCATCTTTCGCGGGCATTATGAATATCCCACCAGATACATTGTGTTCTACATTTAACTTTTGTTCTTTAACGATGCCCACTCTGTCTAACAAAGTCTGAGCTGCTTGTAGTTTCTGGTTTACTTGTGGAATAGGTACATCACTGGTTATGATATCTACAATCTTAGAAGCAGCCTTGGGTGCATTCTTTGTTAGTGTAAATGTAGCTATCTCTAGTATCTCATCTGATAGAGACCTGAGTAAGAATGTAGAAGGTGCATCTTGTTTATACCCAGCTACATCCATAGCTTGTCTGATGTCTCCTGTTTTAGAATCATATAATGCATTTAAGAAAGCTTCTTGCTTATCTGTATAGTTTCTCTTCTTATCTAACATAGTCTGAGGTAATGACATAACTAAAAACTCCGTATGGTCTAACAAAACAAAACAAGTCCAGGGACTTTAAGAGATTCTTTAAAGACTTTATAAGATATATATTATTACATTGTTTATTAATAGTTATAAATAATATATATATAAAACTTATATAACAATCTATTAAAGAATATCTATAACAATACTTCTATAACAATATTATTATAAACTACTTATAAAGAATCTTTAAGTATTGCTTTTTAAGATATCTCTAAGATAGATTATACACCACTTTGTAACATTTGTCAACCCCTAAAGTGTAAATAGTTTAAAAATAGTTTAAAGATGTCTTGGGTGTTCCGCAGAAACTCTTACTGGGCAAGGGTTGTTGTATTATCTTTATTGTGGTTTACAACTGAAAGTTCCGTAAAATGTAAGCCATTGCTATAAATATACCAGGGGGGTGGGGGGGTCACTGCCTACCCCGTATGTGTCACGTGAAACTCACCTACTATTTGTAAGTCATTGATATTTAAATGATAATCATTCTTATTCGTATTATCATTGAGTGGTTTACAGTAAATCTTAATGAGAATCATTCGCATTTAATAGTATTAGTCAAACCTTAATAATAATCATTATCATTTAAACTCAGTCTCTAAATGATAATCATTCTTATTAGCATTAGCATTTAAAATAATACATATTTATTTTTAAAAAGACTTGACAAACACAAATTTATAGTGTATCGCCTGTGCGTTCCTTTCTTAATGTTATGTTATACAGAAAAACTATTTTCAAATTAATTTTCATTTAGGGGTTGACAGATTTTAATTGATTGTAGTAACATAGTGGCAAGTCCAAGAACATTTGGCACTGTTGTAAAAATACAACACCTTGTGGTAAAAATACTACAAGATTTAACTAACGTTAATTAACAGTTAATTGCTGTTATTAGCAAACAAAAGGTAAAAATTATGACTACTAAAGAAAAAATAAAGAACGTTCAAACAGCGCCAAACACTACACCATCAAACGCTGTTAAAACAACACAAACAACCCTTAAAAACTTGCTTAACCTTGCAACAAAATCTGATAAAGAATTAGAGATTTTAAAATTAACAATGTCAAAAGTTTGTAATGATATCTCCCAATACTACAAAGGGTTAGATATTGCACAATTTAAAGAGAAATACATTAAAGACGCAATTAAAAACGATATTGCAATACGTATCAAAGGGCATAAAAATACTTCTACCGCAAAACCAATAATTGGAACGGCTAAGACTGTTATTAGCGTCACCCGTAAACACATTGACAAAATCGGAAAGGTTGACGGCTTAACTTATGGAAAAATTAGAAAGGCTGTTAATGAATTAGCACAACCAACCCTAAGCGAAAAACGTAGAGACGGAAATAAAAACATAGCAAAATTAACAGATAGTCAATTTTTCGAAATGGTTAATTTATACTTAAACAGTAAAAAATAATACAAAACAAAAACAATAGTCGCCCTTAAATGGGTGATTTTTGTCGTCTGTTATAAACTGTAATATTCACTAATTAACTGTTAATTAAGGTTAATTATTAAATGTTATTGTTAGTTAAAAATAATGTTTAGGTATCGTTAATTAACTGTTAATTAGTC